TCAGCCTCTGCCTCTAGTATCATATCTGCTAGATCAGTAGCTGTAACTTTAGAACAATAAAGCTCTCTGTAAACAACCAGTTGTTCACTTGGTGATACAGCGAACCAGAGTACTCCAGTGTAGGAACCGTAACCATAGTCGCAAGCTCTAAACTTAGTCCATCCACTAGGTATGTTGATAGGTTCCACAACGTGTATGCTTCTGTTAAATTCAGGAAATGCTGCCCCTTCGTTAATATCCCAGTTACCTTCTAGTAACTGCTTTCTCTGGTGCTCAGGCAATGATAGTAGCATTGCTTCGTAGTCACCACTATCTGCTAGGTATGGATTATCAAACAAACTAGCAGGTATAAACCTACGCCTAAATAAGGGTTCACCTTCACGGGTATGCCCTTTAGGAAATCTTATAGTGTCACCAGTTTCAATGTTTGTTGCCCAGAAAGGATCATTGGCAGGGGCAGGATCAATAAACATTTTCTTTACCCAACCGTGTCCATTGCCCCCAGGGTTTGTAGTCCCTCTCATGTACAAACCTAGTTGCGAACTAAACGCTGAACGAAGTCGTGACCTCATGTAATCCCAAGCGTAAGGAGTAGGCCACTGTGTAAGTTCGTCAAAGCCAATCCAGTTAAACGCTTGTCCTTGGTATCTTGTTACGTCCATGTCTTTATCTAAGTAAGACATCCACAATCTACCACCTCTAGGTGCAATCCACTGTGACTTACGTTCACTCCACTTGATACCAGGTATTGCTTTAGGATAAAGCTCTTGACTCTTCTGTATAAGTTCCCTAAGTTCTTCAGTAGTATGGCGAACAAGTAGACCACTAAAGTTTGGATCGTTTAAACCATGAAGGGGGTCAGCAAGCATTGCGAACGACTTACCGCCACCTGCTGCCCCTCCATACAAGACTTCTCTTTCAGATGCGGATAAGAAGCTTGTCTGCGGCCCTGGGTTTGGTTTAAACACTACTTCTTGAGCAATGTCAACATCAAACTCAGGTGCTATTACTTCTGCAACTACAGTTTGTACTTTAGGCTGTGGCTGCTCTGGACTTAACTGTGTAGGCTCCGATTCTTTCTTCTTCAAGGTTCTTGATTTCTTGTAACGTTTCTTGGAGCCGCTTGGCAAGCTTCCGCTTAATTGTAGCTGCTTTCTTACGTTTTCGCTCAATGTCTACCCTTTTCTTAAGTCCTTCACCAGATATGTACCTACCTGTTTGCTTTGTTAGCCACAGTGCTACTTCTTTATAAGTGTATTGCAAGATATGATTCTTTGCAAGTTCTAATGCTTCTAGCTCAGGGATGATAGGCTGAAGTAGCTTATCATTGTCAGGGTCAACTTCATAACCAAACGGTATTGTTCTAGTTACTCTAGCTATTACGTGCCACTGTTTTTCTGCACCCTTGTGGGGTCTAGGTAGTTCCCAATAACCAAGAGATTCACGATTTACACTTATTCGTTTGTTCCTTCTTTAGATGGTAATATAAATACGCCACCGCTAGATGACGATACGTCTACTCTTTCTACTTTACCAAGTCCTGCTCTGTCAAGCAAGTCTTTAGCTGCAGACATCTTATCTCGTATACCTAGCTCTGTTGGGTCACTCAATGCACCCACCATAGCCATTGCAGCTTTAGGTGCTGTACGTGCAAAGTAACTACGTGTACGATCACCTATCTCATCTTTCAGAGATTCTACAATTGCTGTAGTACTAGAAGACTCGCCATACCCTGATAGCTTCTTAGCTTGTACGACATCCCCACCTGCTTCTTCAAACAAGACCTCAAGGAACTTCTGTTGTTTTTCTGTTAGGTTTCTAGCCATTTATGTCACCATGTAAATTACAAATCCGAATATACCAAGACCTACAGTTAAAAGCAAACCTGTTACGCCCCAAGTTACAATAGCTTCTTGCATTTCAGCTTTACGGTATTCTTGTTCTTTCTTTTGTTTACGTATCCTACCTTCAGTAGCTACAAGCTCATCCCAAGCGGATGGCCCCATACTGAAGCTAATCCAATCTTTTAACTCTTGCCTCATAGAATCTGCTTTTCTTTTAGCAGTAAATATAGCTAAGGCATCTGCTTCAACAGAACCCCCATTCAATGCTTTCCACCAAGGAGGATTCTTGTTTTTCTGTTCAGCATAGGCTAGATCACTCATGCAACCTGCCCATTGGGTCAACTGTCCTGACATAGCTTGTAGGTCTTTACCTACCTGAAAGCCTTTCTTCAACGCATTGAAAGCTACGGTTGCACCACCGATGATTGTTACTGGGTCCACGAGCCTCCTCCAAAAGTACTCCTAGTATCATTAAAGAACTGATTGTGTTTTTCAAAGAGCCTTACCTGATAGTATAGCCCTTTCTATATCACATCTGCCAATACCTAAGTCTCGTAGTTCTCTGTCAGTCATATTGTAAAGTTGCAAACGTGCAATCTTACGTCTAGCTGCTTCTGTTCTTGCTTCTACTATTCTGTTAAATAATCGTCTTATCATTTTATGTATACTCCTATGTTAGCCCTATTCCTTTTTGGGCATACATAGTTATACATAAACTTTGCTAGGTTAGTAGAGACAATACGGAATAGCCGCTATGTCCTATTTGGATTAAAGAACTCCCTAGCTGAAAGTAATCCTTCCATAGTGTTTGTTGTTTCACCATACATTAATATCTTATCACCTGAATGTAAGTAAAGCGTACTAGAGTCCAATACGGTGTGCGCTGAATTACCTGCAATAGAAAAGTTTTTCAATATGTGATGATAGGTTGTAGTGTCTGCGTGGTATAATTGTACATACACTTTTTTAGTTGCGTTATTGTTATTAGCTACATGTAGCAAGTCTACGTAAGCATCATAATTAGGAGGACACGTATAAACAACAGTAGCACTAGCATCTGCTGATGTAGCGGCTATAGTTATAGCTGATGTCTCCGTTTTAAATGTATTAGCTTGAAGCATTACTTTTTCTTTTTCTTACTCGTAACTTTCTTAACTACTTTAGTAGTCCACGCTTCATTCTCTGGTGTGTCAGGATCATCAGCAATGTAGTGACCTTTTTCATCTCTAGCTCTAACAGTTTCTACTTCAGCAGTTCCTGACATCAAAGCTTCTAGTTCTGGTACTTCAGTTATAAAACCACCATCACGATCTGGCTTATCCATTACTACTGCTTTGTTGCTATCTATAACTGTGTTACCCATTACAATGTAACCTAGAGATTCTATAGCTTCTTCTTGTTCTTTAGTTAAATCAGTCATTACTTACGAGCCTTTCTATTTGGTGGTACGGATGCACCTGCTCTAGCTGCGCCACCTTTAGAGTAACCTTTTTTCTTTTTCATCATAGCACCACCATTAGCCATGCCCTTCTTTTTCTTTTTGGTCATACCACCTTTATTCATTTTGCCTTTACCGTCAGCAGCATAAAAGGGAACCATCTTTCCACCTTTACCTTTGACCATCTTCAAGCCACCTGCTGCATAGCCCTTCTTTTTCATACCGCCCTTGGCATAACCTTTTTTCTTCATGCCGCCTTTAGCGTAACCCTTTTTCTTCATCATCTGTTATATCCTCACTATATAGATTGTTAAACACTCGTTGCGTATCCCATACATAGTCTACGTCTTCTTTTGAGTTATATATGTTCTGATTTGGTTTAAAGTCTGGTGCACCTTCTCCTGTTTCAAACCACGCAGGGTGAGTTACTCTCACTCTATTGTTGGGCAACGCAACTATGTTACCTGTGTATTCACCTGCATCTAACAACTCTAGTACGTGAGATTGTTTATGCTGTGCAGGATCATCTGCTACTTCATTGTCTGTGTAGTCTACAGTGAAGTAATACTTTGCAGGGTAGAACTCACCGTCTACCTTAGCTATCCAAGGAGCAGGACTTGCTCTTTCTAATTTATATACGGAATGCGTATGAGACATACAATCCCAAGGCTGTGCCATATATGGTGGTAACTCTGTAGGCCAATCATCTAAAGGCGTATCAGCTACAAGTGCAGTCAAGGGCATCCTAGCCCACATTGCACCACCGTGTACATTAGGTGAATCATCAAAGTCTGACTCACATCCAGTAAATATAACTTGAAAGCTTAACGTTCTGTTTGGCATGGTGGTTACACCTATGACCATGCAATGTAAATACTCTCCATGATATTCTTCTAAGTTCTTCGTGTATTCTCTACGTACCCACGCTTTGAAGTACGGTATGCTGCTAGTAAGAAACGACATTACTTTCCTTTCGGTTTAACACCTCGCTTCTTCATACTAACAGCTATTGCAGCTTGTTGTCTAGGACTTTTAGCAGCAACGCCACCTTTGTTGGCTCTAAATCGTCTAGTTTTCTTTGCGACTTCTTTAGGTTGAGATACATGCTGCTTACCTGACGCCTTGCCTTTTCGTTTAGCTCTGGTTGTAGCGGCATACTCACTGCTGCTAAGAGACTTAATAGCCTTAGAAGGGAGGTAACGTTCACCAGTAGCATTAGCACCTTGTGTGGAAGGTTTACCACTTTTGGTTCTCCACTTCTGGTCACCCCACTTCTTTAATGACTTCTGTGGCGCTTTCATCTACTTAACAGCAATCACATTCTGGGTGACACTTACGATTGATAATCGCACACCACAATCTTTTTATGTACCTTCTCATGCTTTGTATCCTCCACCTTTTGATTTATATTGTTTGGCAAGCATCTGCGCTTTACGTGCTGACCACTGTCCAGGGCTTCCACCTTTACCACCCGATTTGATTTGGTTAAATAAGTTCTTACGCATTGTCGGTTTGGTATAATTACCTGCAGCATTAACTGTACTCTTCGCTTTCTTTACCATGCCTTACAACTCCAATATCTTGCAGTGAACTTATCTGTAGCTGTATCACAATTGTGTCTAGCTCTGAAGCTCTTACGTCTTCCAGGTTGATCTTTCTTGATACTCATATTAGGATCACCGAAACGAACTACCTTTACTTGGTCATCCTTCTTAGCTAACACGGCTGACTTCTTAGCTGCACCTGGTGTCTTCTTAGGTTTGTTGTACCCTGGATATGTTTCACCACGATACTTTAACTTACCACTGGGTAGACGCTCTACATCTTTAGTTGTTGCCATTAGTGTTACCTTAGAATGTTATTCTTGCACCCATAGTGATGTCACTAAACTCAAAGTCTGGATCTGATGATAACTCAGAGTACAACTTTACGTTTGTGGCAGGTAGGGTGTAGTCTACTACGTAATCCAAA